CTGACACCGTGATAATCGCAGCATTTGCAGCGTCAGAATTCACAATTTGAGCATAGATATACCTGGGAATCGCGTCTTTCTCAATATATTTCCAAGCTGTAGCAGGTGTTACATTGCCAGCCCCTAAAGTAAACGGCTGGACTAGTGCGCTTATCCCGCCTGTAGCTGCGTCAACTGAATAAATATTTACAGTAACATTCGTTGAAGGTCCGGTATTTTTTACTCTGATCTGAACTTTAGTAAGTCGAGTAGTTTCAAGTCTTGCTGAAGGGTCTGAAGTCGCCAAGGCTGCTACAGATTGAGCGGCGAAGAGATTTACAGGATCAAAAACTAAAGGAGAGTACATCAGAACCCTCCTTATATAACAGTATAAAAAATGTAATACTTGCCCGCCAGAGCAGCTGCGTCCTGTTCAAGAATCCTACCCGTGATGTGGTCGGTTGCCCCGCCTTTTTCATCGACTACCTGACGGGATTTCCCGTTAGCTCCTTTGTCTGTTATATTATCAAAAATTCCAGTGGCGTTGAGGTTCAACCCATCAATAAGAGTATCTGCTGTGCTTGTTGCGTCTGCGACTACTCCAACATCGAGAACGCTAGAGCCAGTTCCTCCGGCTGTAGTAATATTGATGAGAACGCGGGTAACAATTATTTTAGAGGCTTCTGGATTTTGCCAGGTGAAAGCGAAATCGTCAGTGTCACCTGCTTTGAGGGAACCCTTTGCTATTTTTAAGCCTGCTGCGTCTACTGCTGCTAGAGTGTCAAGTTCGGTTTTAACAAGTCCAAATTCAGTGTATATTTTCTGTAATAGTGACCCTGCTTTACTCCGCAGAGTTGCCAGGGATGTTTGAGTGTAAGTCATTATAAAAATCTCCTTGATGTTAGGTACTTAGGGAGTCCCAAAAAATGAGAATACAGGATTAAATACCTGTATCTATTGCTATTGCATACGGTTCAATAGTGACAGGTGCGTTGTCATACCACATCTGAATGATAGTCTGGTGGGTCTCGTTGTCGAAATATTTGTTCATGTTGAACCCATAAGACAGGCTTTTGCTGATCTTCTGACCGTTCTGCATGGTTTCATAAGTTCCACTCATCGCAGAATATCTGGGGCTCTGGTTGTAGAAAATTGTAATGCCTGGGTTATTGCGGTCAATTGCAATAATAGACCCTTCCGAAACTCCCGAGAGAAGCCGGTGAACTGTAGTTCCCACGACTGGAATTTCCAGAGTGTCGCGGTTTCCGTTGTTCGGAGTACCGTAGAGCTTCTCGTGTTTATACTGGTCGATATCAAGGGATGTAAGGTATTTTTTTAGCTCCTTGAAATTGTCTTTATGGATGAATACATCCGTGAGCCTGTACGGGTATCCTTCCCTTATGAAACAGTCTTCGAGGTCTTCCAGGTCTGAAATCGGAGCGGCGTTTGCATCGGACCATTCGGCAGCTGGATTCCATTCCCCTGCGAGAGCCGTGCCACTGTTGGCAATTTCAGTGGATATCCTTGTATTGTAATCTTCGGCAATCCAATAGCCAGTCTTCCGTAGGGCTCTCTGGATTTCGTCAACGCCCTCTACATAATCTAGAGCGTCCTGGTCGATTTTGATCGCAAAACCGCGCTTGTTCAGGTTTGCAGCTTTCATCGTGAACTGCGAGATCTCCACATAAGTCCACTGGCCTGATGTAGTCATCAGTTTAGGTCTTTCCTTCTTAGTATCTCCAGAATCGCTTGTGATTTCCTGCTTATATGCGACTACAGGAGCAGTAGCCCGAACCTGTGGGAATATGTCAGTCCAGGCAAGCAGAGGGTTCATTATCTCGTACATTTTCGGGATAAGGAACCGCTTAGTCAAAAATTCTTCATTTGGTGCTGTTACAGACATTTTCAGACCTCCTTAAGTTGTCACCGTTCCAAATCCTTTGAATCCAACGAGAACAGAAACAGTTGCGTTTTCCGACTTAGCTGCGTATGTTAGAGGTATCATGTCAGATGATCCATATTGAGCAACATCTACAACTGAAAGCCCATTTGCTGCCAAGCTCGCACTTGCACTTATGTCAAGTTTCCCTGTAGTGCCTGGGATTATATCTGCTTTATCGTCGCATACAAGGGTAGCTTTGAAAATACTCATCGGGATAAACAGCTCAACGGTTGCAATTCTGTAATACCCGGCTGCAAGCATATCAGCCCAGTTGCTCTGGGAGGCAGTGGGCTGTCTTACCCACTTTGGTTCATCTATGATTCTGCCTATTGCAAGATCTACATTGTTTGCAAGGGCGGTAACTACAATATTGTTTTCTGTTGTGTCTGCTGTGTTTGCAGTGTCCGCTGAGAGTGCTACCACGTCGCCCTTAGAAATTTCAGAGGCGAATGTGCAAACTGCCATTTTCCCGAAAGGACCGTACCCAGAAGAATTGTAAGTAATATCCCCTTCCTTAAGGATACATGGGATTTGAGTTACAAAGCCATAGTCACCCGATATTGAGTTAGTTGCCATGCTTATGCCCTCCCAAGTAATTCATTGAACCTCCGGTTTATGGATTCGTAAGACTCACCGTCATCTTCAGGCTGATAACTCTGAGATGTGCCTGGACCCTTTGAAAGATCCACTTTTTTACCTGCAGTCAGAATCTTTATCTGTTCAATGCTTGGATTAGTAGACAGGAAAGCTTCAACAAACTCCTTACTATGAGTCTGTTTAAACTCTTCTATAGCGGTACTTCTTTCGGTTTCAGCAATGATTTCAGCCCGTCCGTCCGCTTTTCCTTCGGAGTAGGCAAGTTTAGTCCTCTCAGCTTCTCCAGCTTTATAGGATTCAAACTCTTTTCTTGTGGAAGCAAGTTCAGTCTCCAGTTTTGTTTTTTCAGATTCTAAAGCCGAAACACGGCTTATGAGCTGTGCTTTTTCGGAGACAACACTCTCGTATGTCTCCACTGATATGGCGGGAGTACCGCCTCCTTTGGTTTCTGACATAGTATCCTCTATTTGAGTTGGATATTTTGAAGCAAGAATAGCGGAAAGTTCGGGCCTGATTCCTACACCCATGCCCTGATTAGCCGCAGGCTCGTAAGGTGCTGTAACAATAGTTACACCAGTCCCAAAACCTCTTACAACATCCATTGAATTTTTAGCGAATTTCACAGGGATACACTCTTGAGAAAGACCCCTGTAATCTTCGGAATAGATGAGGCTCACAACCCATTCAGGTAAGCCTGAAAAAGAGCAAATGACTAATTCGTTTTCTGGGTCATATTCTGGATCGTAAAGAGTAGCTTTGACCCACTCGTGATTGTTTTCATGGTTGATACTTACAAGACCTTCATCCCATGTGGAAAAGTCTTTTGATAAAAATTCTTTCGTTAGTGTGGCCTCTTCTCCCCGCATAGAATATGCTTTCTGACCTGCTTTCGCTATTGCCATGCGGATATCGCCGTTTTCGAGTGTTTTAGGAGCAAAAGAGCGTAATGGTTCAG